GTGTAGGAATGGGCGGCTATGATGTTGGGGTCGGGGCTGCTTTGGACTATGAAATATGGGCAAGGCGTGACATCGAAAACCCGCTTGGAGTTATTGAGTCTATATATAGGGACGAGCTTGGCACCTCTGATTTAAACACAGCTTCTTTTGATAATGTTGCAACAGAGAGATCGGCTTGGAAATATTCTTTCATATTAGACAGACAAACGCCCTCAATGGATATTATTGACAAATTAAGCATGGAATGTCTCTCGACTGCTTATCCCAATTTGAACAATTTGTTTTTCATGGACACCTTTTACGCTTCAAATGATACCGATTTAACAGTTTCAAAGCACGACATTGGAAACATTGAAATAAAAAAGGCAGCCTTAAAAGATTTATATAATGAATTGCTGTTTCAATATAACAAAGACGTGAAAGGTTCGAACTATCAAAAAACGCTAAATCGCGAAGATGATCGAGCCAACATTGGGTCTCAAGCTGTATATAATGCTGTTTATGCTAAGACAAAAAAATCTGATTCCATTGTTGATGCTACAACAGCAGGGCTTTCAGCAGATCATTGGACCAAAGACGACGCTGATTCTTTCTGGAGCGTATTAAGAAACTTGATTGAGATCGACTTCTCAAGGTTGAGGGGTAAGAACTTTTGGCAGGGAGGGACCTTTAAACCTCTATTAGCCTTAGAATTGACTGATATTATAGAAATAAAAGATTTCGGGCTCGAATTTATTCTTAATCGCGCTCAATATGTCACAGTTCCAGCAGACGCTTCTTTTCAGGCTGCGCTTCCGGTATCAATGGAGATATGGGTAAAGTTTCCCTCTGACTCTATCGGTGTGGCCGGGACGATACTGTCTACTTCTTATGGATCTACTCACTATGGGCTTGTCGTAGGAAAGACCGCAGCTGATAAAATCACCCTCCAATATGGTGACGGTACAGGCGGAACGGCGGCAGATCGCAGAACTTTAATAGGTGACACGGCTGTTGTGGCTAACAAGTGGTATTCTGTGGGACTATTGGCTCAGACTTCTGGGGCTGACGGCGTAGATTATGGAACGGAATTTATAGCTGATTCAAAAATATACATTAATGGAGTAGAAGAAACCTATACAAACTCAGGCACCACAGAAAATGACATTGCTTATAATAGTGATATGAGAATCGGTGATAAAAACAGCAATTATTTTAACGGTATTATTACTCAAATAGGTTTATTGGATGCCGCTTTATCTGCGGCTGACTTCTTAAAGCTGTCAAAGAACGTAAAAGACCTCTCTTTAGCAGCCAGCTATGACACGGATAGAACGGGAGATTTACAGGCGTATTACAGAATGGATCATGAATCAGGGACTTTTTTAAGAGACAGGGCGCAAAGCAACGACGGAACCACCGTAAATTCGCCTGATTGGATTGAGAAGTTTACAGATAGAATCTTCGGCCAGAGTTGGCACGGGAAACAATTTAAGGTTAATAATGTGGATCGAAAATCAATGAAATTCGGAGCGTTCCAGTTATGAGTCACATCTTATATGGTCAATCAATAGACTTAGCCACGCTTACCTACTCAGCAACAGAAGATACTAACTATCCTATCCAAAGAATCCAAGACAGGGATATTAATAGTTTCTTCAGGGATTTAAACATCGCGGCAGTAAATGTAACTATTTTAATTGATTTTGGAACTGCGAGAAGCGCCGATCATCTTATTTTAGGAAACTATCTTGCTACCTCTGTTGACGATGTTGTCTGGATAGCCTTACAATCTGCTGACGACGCAGCAATTACGGTAAACGCTACCACTCATATTAATACACAAGAAATTCAATCAGCTACGTTAACGGATTATATTAAAACTTTTACAAACGGCGGAACTGCCCGAAGGTACTGGAAAATAACAATAGCCGACGATGCAGCGGCAAACCTGGACGACCTACAAATTGGATCGATCTTTTTAGGTGACAAAATAACCTTAGACCATAATCCTTCAGTTGGAAAGACCAAGTCGCACGGAATTACTGCGGTAGTAAGAGAGGCTCTTGGGGGAAACCGAGCAGGGAGAAAACTGAGAAGTAGCAACCGGAAAATGTGGACATGGGATCTAACTTATTTCGACGATGACAATTCAAACCTAACAGACTTAGAAACCTTCGTTACAGACGTCGGAATGTCCGAAGGCCTTTCAGCTCTACCCTTTTATTTCTCTGAGGATTCAGGCAGTACGATTCTATTCGGAAGGTCAAACGGTCGACACTCTCTCTCTGAAATCGGGGACAGTGTCTGGAACTTTCAATTAGCTTTGGAGGAGGAACTTTGAATGGTCTACGTTGACGATGCGCGGCATATATATGGCAGGATGATAATGTCTCATATGACTGCGACAAATGAGCAAGAATTACACGACATGGTTGATAAAATAGGAATAAGCAGGACACATTTTCAAAACATAAACAAGCCACACTATGATATTTGTCAATCAAAAAAACGGTTAGCAATAAGACATGGAGCTATCCAAATACCTGTTGCGCAATTAATATTCAAGGCGCGGATGCTAAAAAAAAGAATGGAAAATGAAGCTAACAGCTAAACAAGAAATGTTTTGTCAGGAGTACACAACTGACTTCAACGCTACAAGGTCTGCAATATCAGCAGGATATAGCAAAAAGACGGCCTATTCTCAGGGACAGCGATTGTTGAAAAATGTTGAAATAGGCAAGCGTTTGATGGAGCTGAGAAAAAAATTAATGGATAAAGTTGAGCTTTCTCAGGAACGCGTAGTGTTAGAATTGATGCGACATGCTTTCTTTGACATTCGGAAAATATACGATCAAGAGGGACACTTATTACCTGTTCTTGAATGGGACGATGATTCAGCGGCTTGTGTTGCTGGAATTGATTTATCGGTATTGAAAACGACAATTGAGATCAACGACGAAACCGCCGTAAAGGAAGTTGAATCGTCATTGCTTAAAAAGATTAAAACAACCGACGCCCTGAGAGCTTTAGAGATGCTCGGGCGTCATTTAGCCATGTTTACCGATGTGAAGGTAATCAAGGGTAGCAATCTTGATAAATTAATTGCGGCCTGTACCGATGATTGATGGGATTCAACAGGGATAAATATTGGAATCTGATAAACTATGAACCATTTAAACAACAGAGAGAGGTTCACGATTCACCGGCAAGATTCCGGGTTGACGTTGCCGGGCGAAGGTTTGGCAAATCCCTTAGCGCTGCCAGGGAAGCAGAGCCCTCTATCATTCCGGGAAATACAAGGGGCTGGATTGTCGCGCCTACTTATGAACTTGGTGATAAAATCGCCAGAGAGATCAACAACAATTTTGACTACCTCGGGATTGAGTATAAAGTTAAGAAAGAGATTTATGGAGCTTTACGATATTTTAAGACCTATAACAACTCAGAGCTGTGGGTTAAGTCTGCCGATGACCCGCGCTCATTGGTTGGAGAGGGGTTGGACTATCTTATTGTTGACGAAGCTGCACAGATTCACAAGATTATTTGGGAGAGGGATCTCCGGGCTACGCTTGCAGATAGGCAGGGCTGGGCTTTATTTAAGACAACTCCAAGAGGGTATAATTGGATTTACGATCTTTATGAGATGGGACAATCTGATGATTTTAAGAACTGGGCTTCGTGGCGACATCCTTCCTGGTTATCACCTTATTTCAAAGATAACATTGAGGACATAAAGCGTGAAGTCACAAAAGCAACCTTCCTCCAGGAATACGGCGCAGAGTTTACCACCTTTGCCGGAAAGGTCTATCCATTTAACAGAGAACTCCACGCCGCCGTTATTCTGCCATATATTAAAGAGTGGGAAACCTTTGTCTCAATCGATTTCGGATACAATATGCCCTCAGTTGGATGGTATCAAGTCGGAACCGTCGAAGGACGTCCCGAAATTCACCTTATTGATGAAATCAGTCACAGGCAAAGTGTCACGACTGAGAACCTTATTCTCGCGATTAAGCAAAAGAATGAATCAAACGGCTATGACATCCAAAAGTATTTTGGCGATCCAGGGGGGGCGGGTAAGCAGTCGCAGTCTGGAATGGGTGATATTGCGAGGTTCCGGGAAGCTGGAATAGTTGTATATTATGATACCACCCCAGCACATAGGAACGTTGCCACGACTGTTGATTATGCCAGGACATTTTTTGAGGCTGCCGACGGACACATTAGCTTTTTCGTCAGTAAAGATTGTCCGGGACATACACAAGATTTTGAAGGTTATCAATATCCAGAGAAGAAAATTGACCAGGGCGTTAAAGATGAACCGAAAAAAGACGGCTTATTTGATCACGGCTGCGATGAGTTTCGTTACTTCATTGTTAACCGGTTCCCAATCATTAAGAGAGAGTTTATACAAATTGAATCATCGGAGATTTAAGATATGATTATCAGCGATTTATCCCAGGGTGGAATAGTTAGCGCGATAAAGAATAATCTGGCTATGGTAATGCAAAAAAACCGGGAAGGCCGGAAGGCCGAGCGGGATATGTTACTCGATTTCTACGATGGAGATGTGGAAAAGCACGTTAAGAAGTTTTTTAAGTCCAAGATTTTGAAACAGGCCCCGATGTGGACAGGTAAATTAACCAAGCAGTTTGTTGATAAACGTTCATTGGTATATAAAAAAGCCCCCGCCGTCAAAACCGATAATGAGAAATACGACTTAATGATGAAAGCGGGTGGGCTTAGCGTCCTTCGTCGGCAGTTGGAACAAATGAGAAACCTTGAGGGAACTATGGGTTTTTTAAGCTCCTGGGATGATCTCAACGACCGTCTAAAGTGGCGGCAGTTGATTCAATTCGACGTCTATTTTATTCCCGGAATCAATGAGCCTTTTGCCGTATCTTATGAAATTGGTAAAATGGGTAATGCCAGGGAATCGAAACAGCGTTTTATTTTCTGGAGTAAAGATATAAAGATCGGTGAGTTTGAACACGCAGGGCTCCATTTTAGGTTTGATAACAGCGGAGAAACCGAAGGATTAGACCCTAATAACAGGGACGACCTTGAAAACAAGGTAAAAGATCAAAAAGGTAAAGCCATCCTCCCGGTGAGTTTTGTCCATGCACAGCCTCAGAGTGATAGCTTCTGGGTACCGGGTATGACTGATGTCGCAGCCATGCACAGAGTGGCTGTAGTTGACATCTTTGAGGTAAACGTTGCTATCCGGTTTGATGCTTTAGGTTTGAAATGGGCGACAGGCTTTCAGCAAAAAACAACCGTTGAGTTTGGGACTGAGACTATTCTGGGTTTACCCGGTGAAAACAGTAAAATGGGTAAGCTGCCCGGGGCGAACTTAGACAACATTATGAAAGCCCTCCGGGATCAGATCGAAATGACGGGAATGGACAATTTCTTAAAAGTAAAGTTCGGAGAAACCGGGGTAGCTCCCTCTGGCGTATCTTTAAGGTTGGAGAATCTTGACAATCTGGAGCAGAGAGAATCAGACGTTGAGAACTGGCGCAGGTGGGAGCTTGAACGGGCTCAGATCGACGATGCTATTATCCGGTCTAAAATACCGGGCACCGCACCGATGAACCTTGATAAATACCATGTTGATTTCACAGAATCAGAGTTTCCTATGGCTCCATCGGAGGTTCGGGCTGATACTGAATTTAATATGAAAATGGGTTTCACTACCTGGAAACAGGAAATGTTAAGAAGGAATCCGGACATATCAGATGAGGAGCTGGAAGAAAGGCGCAAGCTGTTCCTGGCTGAACAGAACGAATCTACGCTTTCCCTTGAGACGGCCAGAGAGGTTCAGAATCAATCACCAATTGATCTGTTGTTAAATGCCTGACAATATAACCAAAACCCTCGACGCTTTCCAGGCGTCTCTCGCAAAGGTACAGGCTGATTTCTTCGGCCAAATTGCCACCCTTTATGCTAATATGTCAACCTTGTCTGAGGCTCAATTACTCAAAGCTGCCAGGGAGATAAGCTTATTTGATCTATTGTTAAAATCGGGCTATACTGATTCTGTTAGGATACTGAGAGATCAGTACGACAAGGAAATTGTTGGTATATTGGCACAGGCGAAGTCTAAAGGGCTTGCAATTGAAAAGGTTTCGTTTGATCTGATCGAAGGACTTAAAAACTTAGAGTTAGAAAATATCCTCCGTAGTGCATCAGGCTTTTCTATGCAGGTCAAACAGGAAATGTTCGCTTCTTTGGTAGCTGGAGAGCCTACAGAGGTGGCTATTAATTCTATTGTTAATAAGCTTGGTCCGACAGAGGTCTTGGTTAATGGCAAGATAGTAAAGAAAGCCGGACAGTTAGCGTCGCATCAAGCCCGCGTCGCTGCAAATGACAGTATTAGAAAGTTCATAAGCTCAACCAGGAGAAAGACATTTGAAAAAGACCCCTCAGTCAGATGGGTTTATGTTGGTGGGATTATAGACACTACCCGGGATGCTTGCGCTGAAACCATGAACGATCCGCGACAGGATAAAGGCTGGACTTTAGAAGAAATTGACACTCACGCTTCAGTTACCTTTGCAGATGGTTCTTTCGTTGACTTCGCTTCGCGTGGCGGTTTTAATTGCAGACATGACTGGCTAATATTGTGAGTAAAACTCTCTCAGGCGTGGTTAGAATCCCCAAAAAGAAGATGCTAATTATAGCCGGTCAATTAGTTAGGAAAATCCGCAATGATGCGGTTAAAGGGATTATGCAGGACGGTAAAAGAGGCTTGCAATATTCAACTAAGTCAAAGAAAGGGAGAAGTCAGGATACATATAAAGCGCGAAAAGCCCGGGGGATGAGAAAGCTCAACCCACAATTAGGGAAAGAGCCGGGAGAAGTACGGTATTTTGGGCTTAAAGGTGGACACATAAACACAAATACAAAATTTATTAACCTTAAGCTGACGGGGAATATGATCAGGTCTTTAATAGAGAATGCCTCTCAAACGACAAAAGAACAAATCGTATTGACTTATTTAGGTGAAGGTGCTAAGGTGTTGCACAATAAGAAAGCAGGTAGGAATATTCAGTCTTTAAGAGAAAAGAACTTAATTTTTGCCAGAGATCAAATCTCAGAGAGACACGGTAAAGAGATAAAAGACTGGGCTAAAAAGCCGATAAATCTAACTGTTGGCTAATTTCAAATTGCTATTGTAAAAAACAAAGAATTATGACAATATTAAGCTATGGCAGAGAAACGAATTAATATTAAAAAAGTAGGTGGTGGGTATATTGTTACGACCACCACTGAAAAGAAAAACAGGGATGGTTTTAATACTTTTGACGATAAGGACGAAGTATTTACCAGCCATTCTGACATGATCGACCACGTAACAAAAAGCTCAAAATAACTCACTAAAGAGGAAAAAATGGCTGACGAAAATCAGAACGTAGCTGACGACGGTCAACAGTCAGACGGCAAAAACGTTAACGACGACGGTCAACAGTCGGATAAACCGCCGAAAACTATTCCGTACGGTGTATTCCAGGAAAAAGTCACTCAGTTTAATGATTTAAAAACTAAAATGACTGAGCTTGAGACTAAACTAACTACAATCGATACGGATAAAACCGAAGCCGAACGTGCAAAATTAGTGGCTGATGGTGAATTTAAGCTTTTAAACGAAACGCTCACGACTGAGAATGCTGGATTAAAAACCCAAGTTTCTGATTTTACAAAGACTCAGACGGAACTTTCCGAACTTAAGGACACCATAAAAGCCGATATTCTGGCCCAGTTACCCGAAACAATGCGCGAAAGCTTGAAGGCAGAATCTTTGAACACGCTCCGGGTCGTGCTAAAAACATTGCCGGAAAGCCAGAAAGTCATTACCGACGTCTCAGATCCAAACAATATCAGGACACATAAAGACGGGTTTGGTAAAAACGGAGAATATAAGTCTCGTGTAGACTGGGCTGCAGGCGATCCCGATGGATATGCTGTTGCCCGGAAAGCCGAGACGACTAAACTCAGTATGGCTGGAATGGCTGGAACGATTAAGCACATGAGGCCGGTCCCGGAGCAATAAATTTATGAGGTAAGTCGTGGCTAACGAAACATCCACCACCACCCTAAATGATTTCGTCGATACTTTGATCGCTGATGCTCTTATGCAGCTTATTAAGGTGGGCGTTATGCCGCCGAAAGTAGACGTTAAGTCGTTACTTGGGTTTCCCGGTAAAGCAGTAAACTTTACCAAATGGGATGCAATCGCGTCCTCAGATGTGCAGTCTGGTACTGAGGGTACTGCATATACAACCAACAAACAGTTATCATCCTCAGTTGTCGCAGCTTCAGTGGATGAACATTTAATCCGATCTGCAATTACTGATTTAGCGGAAGATGGCACGGTCGAAAATGTCCAGCAAGGCGCGGGTGTCTTACTCGGTAACGCAATGGCGGCCAAGCTTGACGATGATCTTGTCGGCCTGTTTGGTAGTTTCTCCCAGACTGTCGCCGGTGCTGGTGTAACCCTGTTATTGGATCATATTTTCCAGGCAATTGCGCTACTTCGTGTAGCCAATGCCCCGGGTCCATATTGGGGAGTTTTTCATCCAAAACAAATCTGGGGAGCAAAAGGTTTCTCTGGTATTTTGGATGCTTCCTCCGTGTCGAGCGCAGCTCAGGCCACTTCCGCAGCCAACCGGATGCAGGAAACCGGGGAGCTTTCCACGATAGCAGGGCTCGGGATTGATTGGTCCACTGAGATTGATCCTGACGTCAGCTCTGGCGGTGACGCTGCCGGTGGAATCTTCTCACCGCTGGCGATTGGACTCGCACAAAAAGGTCTGTTGAATGTTATGACAGACTTTAATATCGATTTGCGCGGGTTTATCCTGTTAATTCAGGGACTCTGGAAAGAGGTTGAAGTCGTAGATACTTACGGTGTTTATACTCTTTCTGACGTAGCCTAACTAATACGTCGAGAAATCTGTGGCCTGGGTAGTTAGGTATTCAGGCCACCTAATTGAAAGTAGGATATAGTGAGTAAAAAGAAAAGCGATAAGCCTGTTCCTATGACCCGCCCCGATGGTGAGCCAGCAATGGTTAGCCCTTCCAGTGTCGAACGGATGAAGGGCAAAGGTTATAAGCTCGGCTATAAAGCGCCAGAGGAGAAAAGCGAATGACCCTGAGCACAGGATGGACGGTCACTCAGACCAAGGATGCAAAAGGAAACACGGTAGATGATCGCAAGGTAATTATGCTCAGACAGGATGGTCAACCGGCGAACATTCAGGTTCAATATGTCCCATATATGATTAACAAGGGTTATCGGTTAGTCAATGCGATAATGGGAAAACCCGTCAAAAATGATAAGGGAGAGACTGTTTGGATAAATCCTCCTAAACCTGGCGGCGGACATTTCTATACAGAATTTGATTTCCTTACCATCGGAACCCCCACGGGGATGGTCGATTTTAAGCCCGTGATAAACCTTGAAGATATCTCGGACGTAATCGCGGCTGAACTGCCGGTGGTTTCTGCCACTTCGAGAGCTGACTTGAAAAAAGCAAAAGAAGCTCTCAAGAAAACTGCCGTCAAAAAGAATAAAACGGCTGAAATCCCCAAGACCGAACCAATAACGGTCGAAGCCCCAGGAGAGGATGGTGGCAAACCCAAACCGCGTAGAGAGCCGAAAGTTGCAGCTTCTAAATAAATCTAAGGTGGTTGCCGGGAACAAGTTTCCCGGTGGCGCCATCTTATCTACTGATCTTATGTTTGCTGCTTTCAACAATCCGCACGATCAAAAACAAGTAATTATCTACGCGATTCATGGCAAATTTCAAGATCAGATTGTTGCACAACTGATTCCAGACCCTACTTACTCCGCTCAAAATCCTGAGTTCGGTAAGATGCCTTTTGGTGTTATGTATCCGACAAGATTCGGACGGCCAAAGGCTTTAGCAAAAAGCTTTAAAATGACTCTGGGACAGATTTACAAACAGTTGACAGGTGATACCTCAGGAACGCGCAAACACTATCCGGTAACTAAACGATGAGGTAATAACATGGGTAGAAATGATCCAGGTATAAATCGGCTGATGGCGACCGATGAAAACCCGCAAGTTGCGCTTGCAGCTTCAAAAGTCATAAAAGCCACTCAAGGGAATTTGTACGGACACTCTGGATATAACGACGGTCCAGAACAATTTATATTAATTTTTGATTCAGCCACCCTGCCCATAGATACTACCGCCCCTCGCCTCCCAGCGATCAAGGTCCCGGCAAAACAACACTGGTCTATGGATCCTGGAAAACATCCGATCTGGTTCCAGAGCGGTATTGTTATATGTAATAGTTCCACCGCTGCAACGAAAACAATCGGCTCTGCTGACTGTCAATTTAACGCATCTTTTAAGTAGGGGGCCGCCATGATTATAGAAACTGGTGGTGTTCCTGCTGGTACAGGAACGGGCTCAGGTGCAACTCCGATTACATTAATGACCATTCCGATCTATCCTGATGGAATGAATAAATATATTATAGATGTAGTTGCTCAAATGACTTTGTTTTCCCATTTCTCCGGTGCTAATAAGGCCGACAATCAGGGCTTTACTGCTGGAATTGGTGATTGGACTCAAGGCGCCGGTGGTGTTTTGGCTTCAACCGCTGGAGGACAGACTGGCAACGGTGGTCAATATACCGTTGGTGCTGCACCCTCAACGACTCTCCCGCTATTAAATGCCGGGCTTGATAACTTGGTGGCGGGTAGAAAATATCGACTAACTTTCTATTCTAAGTTCCTAACCAATTGGGACGGTGGCAACGTCACAATGACAATTGACGGTCAAACGGTAGTCTATACGCCGACGGCTTCTTTTACCCTGGTACAGCTTGATTTTGTAGCTGCTGCAACGACCCCAGATATAGCCTTAACCTGTGCTTCCGGTCCTACCCTGGCGGATATATTGTGGATCGATACTTTTGAGCTTTCGGAAATGTCCGGTGCTGCTTATCAGTTAGAATATGCTATTTCAAATCTGGCTGGTGATGTGAACGCCGTCGGAACACCGACAGCCCTGTTTTTAAAAGAAGATAATACGGCTTTTGAGTGTCAGCTTAACATTACGGGAACCAACTTATTGGTCCAGGGAGTTGGGATAGCATCCTCCGCCGTGAATTGGGGCGGTACTTATCAACACTTATTTGTGAGTGTGTAAAATGAAAAAAATACTAATACTATTAACGTTGATCTCTCTCGTAATTGGTCAAAACTACGAGGGCTGGGATAATTCGAACTTCCGCATCTTAGACAATAAGAGCTTGATGTTAGGAACGAATGATGACATCATTCTTTACTATGACGAGGCTACCTCGGATGTTTTTGTAATCGGTGGCAACGGAAAGACGAACAATGAAGATTTAACCTTCGACTTTGAAACCGTAGCGAACACGGTCACTATAACATCCTCAACGGGTGTTACGTTAATCGATCTTACCGCCCTTGCTCTATTAACTACCGGGACTATTGGAAGCAATGATATTACAATATCAGACACTACACCGGAGCTTAATTGGAAGGACACTGACTGTACTGATGCAGACGTAAACGCCACTGTTTTAGTAGCCGCTACAAATACAGGATCTGGAACTGAGAATATTGATGTAAGCCTGAGACAACAGATTGCTGGGAATATTACTACCTTTTTACATTCTGACGCTGATGGAGATTTACGAATCGTCACACCGGGGGATATTGTTCTCGATGTTACGGGTGGTAATATTGAGCCCTCTGCAAATGATGGTGTCGCTCTTGGTGAATCCGGGACGGCCTTTGCTGATCTCTTTTTAGCAAGTGGTGGTGTGATTAACTGGAATGCTGGCAATGCAACGATTACTCATTCTGCCGGATTGCTCACTACTAACGTAGGTTTAACAATAGGCGATGCTACCTCAGATGTAACTACATTTAACGGAACTATCACAAGCGACCAGACTTATGCCACGGCTGCGACTATATTTTACTTTAGAAGTTCCCTAACTGGCACTTCTGGCACACATAATAATATTAGAGGTCGGGCGCAGAATCAAGCTGTTGGTGCTTCAACTTCTGATATTAGAGGTGTTTATGGACAGGCTACAACAACAGCCTCTAAATATGGCGGAACGAATACAGGTGTATTTGCTAACGCTATCGCAAAGAATCTGTCCACTACCATATCTCTTAGAGGGCTATTCGCTGAAGCTGAGACAGAGGCAACTCCAACGGCTTTAACAAATCTATATGGTGGATATATCAGGACTAAGGCACATTTACAACCTGCGACAGATCATTATGGTTTGATGATTGACAATGAATTAATGGCGACAGGATTTCCCACTGATGCTTATCTTGGAATGAAGTCAACTACCTGGGGTGCTGCTGAAACATCGGCTTCTTATGGTATTGACATGAACGCCATTACTAAGCTCGGAACCGCTGATATTAGACTACATAATGGAGCAATCTTTTATAATAGCTCCGCTGATTTGCTGACAATCACAGAAGCGACAATCGGAATTGATGGTGGTCTATCTGTAGGTGATAATACAGCTATTGGAGATAATAACTTAAAGGTGGTTGGTACTTCCCTGCTGGAAGGAACAGTCACTATGACGACTTTGGGAATTACTCAATCGGCTGCTGATGGTGTTCATACAATCACGGGCATAGGTGGTGGAAACGACCTCAATATACTTTGGGATTACGACAATCACGCAACAGCTACCACAATTGGAGTATCAAGCGGTGCAGCTACAATACTGGACTTTGGAACGCTTGGGTTGACGACTACCGGAGCATTAAGTATCGGAGATTTAACCGCCGATTCAATAGATGTTAGAATAATCACGGCTGATACTCTGGAAGTGGCTGACTTATTTCAAGTAAGCGACCATTGGAATATTGCTGGAACTGCCCTGACTTCCCTAACCGACAATAACACTACCTTTACGGCTTATGCTGGTAAGGCTATTGTGATT